TGCAGCAATGTCGAACATGGATTTCATGCGATTCATTCTTTCAGCATTTGGGATACATCGAGAAAAAGCCTGGCATTGTGCTTTGGTCAGTATCGGACCCATTGATCTTTGGCCATCCAGAGAATGTCAATTTGATTAAAAGTCGGGATTATCTGGTCAAAGACCAGTTTTTGTGGTGGGAAGATCAAGAATACAAACATGATGCATTTGTCGATCCTGATGAGGTGGTCAAGGCATTGGAATTGTTTTAAAATTGGCCATCATTTAAGGGTGGACAATGGACGCTGAAACCGACAAAAGACTGGCAGTGCATGAGGCAGTATGTGCTGAGAGATACAGAATCATCCAAGAGCATTTGACGGCTGGTGAAAAGAGAATGACCAAGATTGAGTATTTGCTTTATACAGTGATGGCTTTGGTGTTACTTGGGCCAGGCGTGGCAGCCACCTTTTTCCATAAATTGTTTGGGTTCTAAAAATTGATCCATTTACCCTTGTCGCACTTGCAAGTGGAGCTTTTAAACTCTGCAAAGATGCTTGTGAGATGTACAAAGAAGGACGGCAAATTGTTACTGACATTGCCAAGGAAGTTGATGGAGTTGTCAAAGATGTTAAGACAGTACAAAAGAAAGCCAAAGGTCTTCTTGGGTTCTTGAGCGCCGTATTTGGCAAGAAAGAGGAAGAGCAACCACAAGTTGCTCAACCCGCCAAGAAGGTTAAAAAGAAGAAAGAACCACCGCCAGAATTTGATGAAAATCTCATTTACCAGCAAGTGAGTGATGCATTGATCAAATTCTTTCAAGCCTACAATGGCCTAAAAAACTATAAAAAAGAACAAGAGGAGCTGGCATTGCACGCTACCAATGAGGAAGGCAACGAAATTGCCATCAAGTTGGTGATTGCTGATTTACAAATGGAAAAATTGAATTCTGAGCTTTCAAATTACATGGTCTATCATGTGCCAGGTGAGTTGAAAGATTTGTATTCAAGGGTCAATGAACAAATTGGGCACATTGCGAATGTCCAAGCACTTGCAAGACGAGAGGAGTTGTTGGCAAAGAGGAAAGCACAATGGCAACGAAACCAAAAAGCGGATTTAATCAAAAATCGAATGGTGGTTTCAGCAATTACAGTTCTAATGATTCTGTGGATGTGGGGAATGATTCTAAGTCTGACACACCAGCTTTAATATTGATTGTGATTTTGCTCATCGTGATTTTGCTTTTTTTGCCATTGCTGGCGTGGATGTATACCGATGTCAGAAAAATGGAAATTCGAGTTGATAAGGCTTTGACCAGAATTGAGGGAAAATGAAATATCTGATTTTGATTGTTTTGATGTTGTTGGCTGGCTGCCATGATCAATATCGGTATTTTTGTCAAGACCCTGAAAACTTCAGCAAAGATGTTTGTCAAAGGCCAAGATGTGAGTTTGATCAAGATTGTCCAGATTATTTAGTGGCCCCAATATTGGAGAAGAAAATTGAAGGAAATACTGCTGGCATTACTCAACAGTCCCAAGGACAGACTCAATGCAGATGACATCGAGGTCAGAGTCAGGGCATTTGTAATCATTGTCGTTACTTTGATTTTGTTTTTCATTGTGGTCACGCTGATTTATAGCGTGATGTTTGTGAGCCAGCCTATCAAAGCCATGGCCCCAATTGACCAGGCATTCACCAAAATGCTCAATGACATTGTGCTTTTGATCGTGGGGGGCATTGGCGGTATTATGACCAAGGGCATCAGCAATGAGGCCACCAACATGATGAATGCAGCCAAGTCAAACAAAGATGCATATGTCGCACCACCACCAGCGCCAATCATCATGGCTGCAGCATCACCAAGCTGGACTGCACCACCACCACCAGCTGGGCCACCAACATTGGAAGACCCAGAGGAGCGTTTGAGGACTGCCCAGGCTCGAGAAAGCACAAAAAATGTTTAGTTGGCTTTCATGGTTTTTTGATGATTTGTTTTATTACATTGCAATCATTGCACTGATCGGTGGAGTGATTGCATACACTCTTTCATATTTGGTGGGGTTTCTACCAATGTTGAAGGCCCATGCACTTATATTAAAAGTGCTTGGAATTTTTTTGGTCATTACAGGAGGTTATTATGTCAGCGATCATCATGGTTATCAAAGACGCATGGCTGAAGATCAAGTTGAAATTGATAGGCTTAATCAAGAAGCAAGAGCCAAAGAATCCGAGCTGAACAAAAAGCTGGCGCAAACTGGCGCAGCACTCAGGAAATCAAAAGATGAAAACAAATCCAAGCAAAGCAGCATTGATGCTGACATCGATGCTGGTCGGCTGCAGTTCCCCTCCAGTTGTGCCTTACAAGCCAATTCAGATGCCACCATTGCCAGCGGAAATACAACCAATGGAGCCGAGTCTACAAGACAGGCTCTTAAAGATATTGTCCAAATCGCAGCAGATGGAGACAATGCAATCATCCAGCTCAACAGTTGCATTGCCACCTATAACCAAGTGATGCAAACAGTCAATGGGGGCGTGAAATGATCACATCAGAGCAGCTGATCGAGCTGAAGATCGATTCAGTTTGGACGATTCCACTCAATGACACATTTGATCGATGGGACATTTCAACGATTGAAGAACAGGCGTGTTTCATTGGCCAATTCTCATATGAGTCAAATCACTTTAAAGATTTGAGTGAGAATTTAAATTATCGGCCAGAGACGCTGATGAAATTGTGGCCAAAGCGGTTTCCATCAATGGATGAGGCTTTAAAGTATGCCCATCAGCCAGAAAAAATTGCCAATCACATTTACTCAAATCGTATGGGTAATCGAGATGAGGCATCAGGAGATGGCTGGAGGTTCAGAGGATCAGCAATTTGTCAATTGACTGGACACGATAATTTTTACCATGCTGGCCAAGCATTGGGCATCGATCTGGTACACAATCCTGACCTGGCACGCACACCCAAATATGCTGCACAAATTGGTGGCTGGTATTGGAAAACGCATAAGTGCAATGAGGCTGCACAAGCCAAAAATTACAACAAACTCACAGAGATCATCAATGGGGGATTATTTGGTGCAGAGCAGCGCATTGCAGTGATGCACCAATGCGAAAGAATCTGTGGAGCCTAATGCTCTTTCAGATATAAATAAACCATCAATCCAATGGTGCTGAAAATGAAAGCAATCAAACTCAGCAAGCCGAGAACGATTGCCCACATAAAAATATTAAACCAATCAAACATTTTTGATATTGTAATCAGCAGCGTTGATTGAATACTTATACAGTGTCCATTTGCGCTGGTAATTGGCATCTTCACTTGGAGGGATAAAACCGAATCGTTTCCATGTGGTCATTACATCGGTTTTATCAGCTGGTGTGTATTGTTTTATATTTGGGAATTTCATTTTGTTTTGTCCAAGTAATCTGCCAAATCTTTGGTGTCCACAAACACTCTGAGTCCATCTTTGTATGTGCGAAAACTCAGCTCATTTTTTGAGCGTTTGTTATAGATCGTACCAATTGGCACTTTCAGCACTCCAGCCACTTCATCGAGAGTTAAACGAACACCAAATTGATTCAGCAGATATTGATACATATTGGTTTAGAAAGGAATATTAGAATCTTGGAAAGCGGTTTTGGCCACTCCAAAATCATCCACTGCCGAGGCTTTTGACCCTAGTGCATCACCTTTCTCGAGCAACTGGATGTTGTTCAGCCAAAATGCTACACCATTGTTTCCAGCTTGGGAATATGCATATGCAGTGACAGATACACGGCCCCAGTCACCAGAAACAAAATCATTGGCTGCCAAGATGGGCTGGCCCATGGCATCGATGACACCAGGCTTTTCATTTGACTTGCATCGAATGAAATAACTGCCTTTGTATTGATCAGGCAATGGTGTTCCATCTTGCTTTGTTTCAGTGTCACCATCACGCAGCGGATTGCGCAGATTGGCAGGATATTTCCCATTCCACTTTTTATCAAGTGCAGCTTTCATTGCAGCTTTGAGGACAGCAATGGTTTGCGTGTCACCTTTGGGAATGATGAATTCAGTGGAAAACTCCTCTTTTCCAGACAATTCATTGATCTTGGGGCTGGCCCAATTGAGGAAAGAAAAACGGCCTTTGCCAGTTACAAATTTAGACATATTTACTCCAGTTTACAGTTTAAGAAATACCAACACCGAATTGTTTTGGTGGAATCACTATAACATAAATTCTCAAAATTTCCCACAATTTCACAAAATTTAATATATACTGAGGATTCATTAACTGAAAACTGGATCAAAAATGCTTTTCCCCCATCAAGAAATATCGAGAGATTTTCTCTTAAACACCAAGCGAGCCATCCTGGCCGATGAGCCAAGAGTGGGCAAAACATTGCCAACGGCAGCTGCAGCACTCGAGCATTTGCCAGCTCTGATCATTTGCCCAGCCATTGTGAAAAATGTCTGGAAAGCTGCATTTGAGAAACTTGGATACCATGGAAATGTCACAGTTGTCAATGGCAAAGTGAGTGCACAGAATGCAAGAAATGATGGGGTCACCATCATCAATTATGATGTTCTAGGCTCACTCAATGAGCTTGGCCAATATCAAACTCTGGTGCTGGATGAAAGCCACAGAATCAAATCCCCCAAAACCATACGCACCATTGCTGCACTCAAATGGATGAAACGCATTCGCAGAGTTTATGCCCTATCAGGCACACCCATCCCAAACAGGCCCATCGAGTTGTGGCCATTGCTGCATGGCCTGGGAGTCTATCGGGGGGGATGGTATGACTTTGGTTTGCGATATGCCAAATTATGGAATGCACCATGGGGTCTGGATACGTCAGGAGCCAGTAATTTGCCAGAGCTGCGATCCATTATGCAGCCAGTGATTTTCAGACGCACAAAAGCTGATATTTTTACCAATTACCAGCAGCCAATCACTTCACTGATCACATTTGATTTGCCAATTGATAAGCGTGAAAAAGAATTCAACGCTGATGCACTGATCGAACACCCAAATCCTATGCTGGCTTTTGAGGGTTTATCAGAGGTAATGAAAGAGGCTGGAATGCGTAAAGTCAAACCAGCTGCAGAGTTCATCGAGTCTAAGTTGGCCGATGAGCCAGTGATCGTTTTTGCCCATCACAAAGATGTGGTGCATCAATTGGCTACCATTCTTAAAGATCACAAACCATCCATCATCACAGGAGACACACCAGCAGCTGCACGACAAAAACTCATTGAGGACTTTCAAAATGGCACAACAAAACTATTCATTGGCAATTTGGCAGCGTGTCAGGAAGGGATTGACCTATCTGCAGCCGATACAGTCATTTTTGTTGAGGCCACATGGCAAACATCAGCTCTGCAGCAAGCCAGTTCCAGAGTGGAAAATATCAATAAAACTGGATCGGCTCCACTCATTTATTTGCTCACAATTTCCAATTCATTGGATCACACCATTCTTTCAAAAATCCTCAAAAAACAAAATGTCATTAACCAAATCATTTAATCCTATGGAAAAAATACTCTTAAAACAAGCAGCAAGAATTATCGATCATCTTGTCGAATCAAAACCCGAGGATGTCAACTGGGAATTGATTGACCGATTCCAAGATTTACTCGAGCGTTATTTGACCAAAGAAAAAAAGAAATTACCAACCAATGAAAGGACTGCAGCATGAACAGCCAACAACTACAAATTGCCATTGATAAATATTTAGAAATCATGATTGAGAAAGGAAGTTGCTTAAAACATAACAATTCTTTTTTTTATGAAAAAATATCAGAGGTAACTTTAAAGTTATTGCATATACAAGTTAAAAGAGCTGAATTTTTAATAAAACCAACAATTGAATTAAAGGAGAAAAACATATGAGAAAGAAACCAGATTTAATCAATCATCCACCACATTACACAGACCATCCATCAGGCATCGAGTGCATCGAGATCACCAGGCACATGGGATTTAACTTGGGTAATGCAGTCAAATACATTTGGCGGTGTGATCTCAAGCAAGATGCCATCGAGGATTTAAAAAAGGCAATTTGGTACATTCAGGATGAAATCACCAAAAGGGAAAATGAGCAATGAGCAAAACCAAACGTATAACTTTGTATGTGCCAGAGCAAATTGATTTGATCAGGGACAAACTGGCTGCAGACAGTGGTGTGAAAATGACTTATGTGCAAGTGTTTGCATTTTTAGTTCATTTTTATATCAAGCATTGCAATGAGCCGAGGACACAATGGAGGCCAATGCAATGACTAAAGATGAAATCATAAAAATGGCTAAACAGGCTGGCGCAAGACGTTCTTCAAACCCAGATGAATACGATGTTATGAAAATAACATATTGTGGTCTTGAAGCCTTTGCCAAACGGGTAGCAGAAAAAGAACGTGAGGCGGTTATTGATTTGGTTGACGGTTACGCAAAAGACAATACTGATTTGGCTGATGCAATCCGAGCAAGGGGACAAGAATGAAAACCAAAGAAGAAATCATAGAAACTAAAATTACTTTTTACAAACCTCCTGAGCCAGTTGGTTTCTGGTGTTTGTATGGTGGTGGGCCTACAACAAAATTTGCAATGTTTCAAAAACCAACTGATGAACAAATCAAAAACACAACTGAATTGTTGGGATGGATTTGGGAGGATGCGAAATGACTAAAGAAGCATTACAAATTGCATTAAATGCGTTGACTGATTTTGATTACGACAAACGAATGAAGGCTATTGAAATTATCAAAGAAGCACTAGAAACAAAAGATAGACCCGTGCAAGTGTCTCCTCTTGAGTTTGTTGAAATTGTTTATGAGAAAGAACACTTAATTGGTAGACCAATAGTTTGGGCGCAATGGCCTAATGAGGAGAAAAAATGACTGACGAA